GTGCGATTGTCCAATAATGTCATCATAGCCGAGAACTGTGTAGAACTTTGGATTGGCTTTTGTGATTGTGCCATCCTTGTCAAACTCCAATAGGATGTTACTGGCATCAATGGCATTAAATGTATCGTCAATGCTTTGGAATTTATGCCGTGCTTTTCTGACAAACTCAATCACAACGAAATAGAAAAAAGGTATAAAGGCAATAATTGACCAATAGCCAAAAAGAGCCGATGTATAGGTCGGCTCAATGTATTTGAAAACAAGTGCTGACTGCACGGAAAGAAAGGTCAGCATAATGACTGACGCAATTATTAAAGCGATCCAACTACGACCGCTTAGTTTCATATCGGGAATGGTGGTGTTACAACTTCAAACTCAATCGGTGTTCCAAGTATGGCGGAAAGTGATTCATCAAAAACAATATACCAAAATTGCGGAGTGTTTAATTCTGCAAATTGATAGTCAACCCAATTCTGCGTCACATCATCAGGTGCAACGGGGATTCCGTAGTAAGTATCGCACAATTCCCTTGCGTTAATTGCTTCCTGCTCTGTTATATATTGGTAGCCGTTAATAGATTGCATAATAAGAGTTTATGTTAGATTCAATGCCCGTTTTGTTTGAAATTTGGTCGCTATTGTAAACAATGGCTTCTTGTATATTTCCATTTAAAAACCCACTAATTGACGGCTGAATACCAATCCCCATATTTGTACTTGCTGGAGTAAATGTTTGTCCAGTTGTGCCTAAATTACCACTACTCCCATTTAAAGATGCGTAGTAATTGTTTGCCGATGAATAATTCAACATCAAAAATTGAGTGTTATTTGCAATAGTATTAGCACTTAATGTAGAATATGATGTCCCGTTATTAAAGAAAAATTGACCTTTTGAAGTTGCCCCATCTATTGCCAATAGAGTAGACCTTCCCGTAGGTGTTACGAAAAAATCATTTTGAGATACAATGACTTGAACCACAAGATTGTTGTTTGTTTTAGCAACTGCAACACCTAAAATATTATTTGTTGTATACACTATATTAGCGGTAAAAAGCCCATCATTAGTTCCATCAAATTGTAGTGATGGTTTAGAATTTAATGTTAAAACACTCCCACTACTAACTATTTGCGGTTGATTTGCTGCCGTTGTTTGCGTTGCATTTCTCGCGTTTCCACTTTGATCGTACCAAGTAGTTACAAAGCCATTTGTACCGCTACAAAATGATGTCAACGAAGTTGTGTCTAAATTGCCCAATGCGGTGAAACCTATGTTTTGTTCAGCGTTGTCGCTTGACCTACGCACACGAATAGCATTTCCCGTGTATAGCGTTCTTAATTTACGCACCGAGTAAGCCGCTGCCGCTGATGGATATAAATCCAAAAGCAAAGAAGCGGATGCAATTTGCGAACCAACAATTCCGTGTGTTGAAAGTATCATATTACGATGCTATATCTCCAAATAAATACCATTCATTCGTATCAATCTTAATCAAAGTTGCACCTGAATACTGGGCGTTCAATTTCAACTTTGCCCCGTTGCTTCGGATTGTTACGCCACTCGTGGCAACGATGGTGGTTTGACCTGCTCCGTACTGTGCCAAGAGTATCTGAGTGCCTGTGGCAAATGCTACCGAACTATTCAAAGGAATTGTCAAGTTGTTTGCACTGGCATTGTTTATCTCCACCAATTTATCGGCATCACCTAACACTAAGGTATAGGATGCAGTTTGGCGGTTGGTTACAATCAGTTTGTTTGTCTTGGCATCTAACGCAGTTTGCGTTGCAGTAGATACGGGTTTGTTTGCATCTGAAGTATTGTCAACATTGCCTAACCCTACATCACCTTTTGCCAAATCAATGTTACCACTACCGAGCAAAGATTGTCCTTCAATGGTCTTGATGTTGGTTGCAGATACTAAAACATCTTGCTTACCTGTAAACTGCGTTTGGATATTGTCCGTCAAGCCATTCAAATAATCAAACTCAGCATTGCTGATTAATCCCGTGCTAATTTTTGCAGCATCTATACCAGTAGGCAAATCACCTGCTGCCAAGTCCGCCCCAGCAGTTACCAAACCTTTTGCATCGTAGGTGATTTTTGTTTTAGTCGCTCCAGTAATGGCTGCGTTTTCGTCTACCTTCAAATCCAAAGCCGTCTGTGTTGCCGTGCTTACAGGCTTGTTCGCATCACTTGTGTTATCAACATTGTTCAACGCCAATGCCGTTTTCAATGCGGTAGGTGTTATCTTCTTTGTTTCGGCTGCTGATGTATCAACGATTGGAAACAAATCCGCTGCCGTATCAACGGTGACGATAGTGGTTAATTGGGATATCTTTTGATCTGCCATTATAGTAGTATTTTATCACCGCTTTCAAGGAGGACAAAATCCCCATTCTCCAGCAGCATAAATAGAATTTGTGTGGGTTGTTCAATCTCATAGATTTTCTCATTGAGAGTGACTTCGTATGATGTGCGAGTGACATCAAATTCAACTTTCAATACACCGCTTTCAACTTCTTCGTCTGCCAACGATGGTGACAAGTTGCTTGGTGATGTTTGTGCGTAGATGACATATTCAAATTCACCTGCATCAAGGTCAAATGTTGTTCCTTCAATGACTGCAAATTTGTTGTATCTCTCCGTTTGAGTTGAGATGTCAGTCAAGATGACCGTTGTCAATTCATTGGTCACACGATGGGTGAATGCAAACAAGAAATAAGGGTTTGCAATCGTGACTTTCTCGGTCAGAGTTACATACCAATTCTTCGATTCCGCTTTGTCAATTACCAACATCTTAATAAAATAGCGACTTGTCTTTTATGTAACAAAAAAGGGTGAGCAAATGCCCACCCTCTCTCTCTATGAATCAAGCAGAATTAAATGCCCAATGTTGTGATCACTGATGCTTGTACCAAGAATGGTGCTTCAGCTTCAATTGCGGATAGAGTCACCTCGTATCCAGTAGAGTCACCCATTGCAGTACCTGTGTTGCTGACCATTGCAGTCACATCACAACCCAAGTCTTTACCAGCCAACCAATACTCATCATTGTTGGTTTTAACGATGCAATAGCAACGACCTTGTGCAAGGAGTTTCATCTCGTTACGCTTGGTTGTTGACAATCTGCGAAGTTTGAACGCAATGTCAGCTTGGTTGAAAGATGTGCCGTTTTCAATGCTCACATTTGTGGTGTTTGTCATTGATCCGGTTGCTTTAGGTAGCTCGTAAGTGTACACATCACCGCTTACAACAGTTGTTGCGGTTACAACACCACTAACAACGGTAAACTTTGAAGCAGTCCAACTAATCAGATGGATGCTTTTAATTCCACCGATTGCTTCCTTGCAATCAAGTGTAAATCCGGAAGTCAGCAGACATGCCATATAAATTTTTTAGATTAAAGGGTGAAGTAAACGATTTCTCCGGGGAATGCAACTTGCACACCAGCCTTGAAAGTGAAACGAACACGAACTTCGTCAGAATCTTCAGAATACCACATCTTTACGATTTCTTCCTCGTTGATCAAGTCAGTACCCATAAAGAAGTTGCTCAAAGAACCAGCGTGAATTTTGTTAGTTCCGTTCAAACCACCAACACCAATAATTCTCATATTAGTACCGGGGTAAACCATATCCATTGAAGTGGCAGCATCGGCAACATAGTGAAACAAGTTAGCGTTCTTCAAGTTAACCAACATCAACTTGTAAACATCAATTCCAACGAAACAAACCAAGTCATTCTTTTCAGCAACGGCAGCGGGGATGTTAGCGTAGATTTGATCCAAGATGTCATCAACATTCGCAGCAGTTACGGTTGTGAAAGTTGTTGGAGCAGCGTTCGCCAATACTGGAGAAGCGGCAGCAACGATTTTGGTGAATCCGTCAAAACGATTCAAGTTAGGGTTACCTGAAGCGGTGTCACCTTGCCACATTGCAACTTCCAAAGTTTGTGCAATAACGGCAGCCTTTTCAGCACCTACTTGCTCTTCGAAAGGAATCATTGTTGGTGAACCAGGCATAATTTGTGTCTGCATCCACTTTGCTTCCAAAGTTTTAGGACAAAGAGTTTCTTCAACTTTAACCGCACCAACGGTGATATTGCGTTGAGTGAAGGCGGTTGTACCTGATGGGTTGTAACCACAACCGTCTGCTTGAAAGAAAACAGTTGAAGCAAGGATGTTCAAAGCGGCAGCAGATTTGATACCTACTTGAACTTGGTTAGAAGATTGCAACAAGGTTGCAGTTTTTGACCCAAAAAGGGCTTTAACCAACAAGTCAGTTGACTGTTCGTTGGTGTAATTAGCGAGTGATCCTACTGAGAATGCCATAGTTTTATTTGTTTATTGCGTTTTTGAATTTTTTAAGTGCTTCAAACTGGTCGTTCTTTTTGTTTGAAACGGGAGTTTTTGTGGGTGCTTCTGAAGGCAAGTCAGCAACTTTCTCGATTAGGTCGATTGCTTTGCTCATTGCTTCTTTGTGGTTGTTGTTTGATGCAGTCAATGTTGCAACTTTGGCAGTCAATTCAGCGATTGCAGTTTCCATCTTGGCAACTACTTCGTTGAATGCAGATACTGTTGCAAACTCTTCAGCTTCTACTTCAATCTCAACTTCAGGTTCAACGATTTCGGTAACGATTCCGTCAACAGTTGTCACCAACATCCCACCCTCTAATTCGTGTGTGGCATCAGGAGCAGCCAATTGACCTTCAGCAGTTTCAACGAAGATCGCAGTACCGATTGCCAATTCACCTTCGTAAGAGATTACAGTCCCATCAGTCAATGTGGCGGTTGCCATCTCGACTTTGATTTCTTCGTCAGAGAATCCGAGCATTGTGCGGATTTCCTTCAATGTTTCTTTTGCGTTCATTTGTATATTAATTAGTTTTTAGTTGTAAGTGTTGCAATTTTACTTGCCATTCCATTGGGAAAGGATTGATTTCATTTGCTCAAGGAGTTGTTCATCAGCATCAACGGGGAAGTCAAAAACACCCTCAACTGAGAATCCTTTGAACTCGCCTGACTTGACTTTTGCCCACACTTCTTCGTTGTCGATTAAATAAGACACAAACCAAGAACCATCGGCAACCTCTTCAAATCCCTTTGGTGGCATCACGCCCCGTTCACGATCAATGATGTATGATTCAAACAAGCTCACGCCATCTGCGATTGGTGTTTTGTGGTGTGTGTTCACCGCATCGTACTTGTTCCCTCTTGCCCACTTCTTTGCAATCTTGAAGATGCTCTCCTTGTCAAATACGACATAGTATTCTCCACGCACATCGTCCCTTCGGTAGATGGGTAGATCGGCAATCATTGCTGCTCCAGTAACGATTCGTTTCTCCTCGTCTTGAATAGCGAATTTACTTGCTGACAATTTGCGTTCAGTCCAACTCAACATTTCTTCACCACCCCACAACAAATAAGAGATAGTCCCACAAGCGGTGTCATCATCGGGGTTGTAGTATTCCTTCGCTCTTGATAGGTATGAATAAATCCTTTGAACCGTTTCATCGCTGATTGGTTCGCCTTGTGCCAATTGTTGACCTCTCACCTTGCCGACTTGAGTTGCACACTTGTTGCCGTTCTCTTCGTTCAATCGGATACCTCTTTCGGCATTTGCTTTCGCACCTTCAGGATAATCCGTATAACTTGCATAATCTTCAAATGCAAGAAAGTCCTTTTGTATGGCTGGAGTTTCTACCAAAGAAACGAACTCAATGCCCGTTTCCTCGTCAAACTCGTTGATGTCTAATCGGTATACTGGTAACTTCATCTTTCTTAAATAGCGTTATTTTACAACGGATACTTTTCTTGTCGTATCTACACGATCACTTGTTCTTCTGATGTCACCTTCAGTCACGAAAACTTTGGTATCAAATTGCCCAACTGTTGGGAGAGATGAGCTGATTCTTGGTGCTGACATTTGTGGCATTCCACCTCCATTCATTTGTCCTGCACCTGATGGTGCTGACGGCTGACCGCCTTTGAGGATATCCCTTGCCTTCTTGGCATTGGTCAAAATCATTGCTGCCAATCCAATGTACTTTGCTGCACCAGCAAGACCACCGGTGGCGATGTTGTCGGGTGATGGTTTCTGCGTGACATTCAATGCACCTGATATTGCCATTGCCGTATCTGCTGCAATTACTGACAAAGCAATTGCCTTGCCCGTTTTGGTTTGCTCTCCTACCAATGCTGCGATTGAATTTGCCAAATCAATTGACGCTTTGAAAAGATCTTGTTTGGCTTGTTGAACGGCTTTTTCTGAATTGATTCTTTTGGTTGCACTATCGGCAGCAATTGCGTTTACAACTTCGCCTTCTTTCTTTTTGTTAGCAATAAATTCATCACTTGCTTTCTTGTTCGCTTCGGCTTCTTCCTTGTCAAAGTTTGCTTTGGCAGTTGCCGTGTCGCTTTGATATTTGGCTTTGATTAATTTGATGGCTTCTTCGTTACCTGCGTTATCTTGTAATTGCTGCCAAAATGCATCACGCAACGCCAATCGTTCATTTTGATATTTAATCTTAATTGCTTCTTGTTCAGTTTTTGCTTGTGCCAATCTTCTCTCTCTTTCGGATTCAATAAACCCTTGTTGAGCTTCAGCAATTTGGTCATTTTTTAATTTCTCCGCTGCGGCTGCTTCTTCTTCCTCCTTCTTTTTCTCGGCTTTCTTCTTGTCTCTTTCCGCTTGTCTATCCTTTTCCGCTTGTGCGTTTGCATCGGCTTGTGCTTGTGCTTGTTGGTTTTGAAAGTTCTGTTCTTCAACTCGTAATACTGCCAATGCGTTTTTGGTATCCAAAATAATCTTACCCCATTCTTTCTCCGTATTTTTCCCGTAGTTTGCACGAGCTTGTGCAAGATCATTCTCCAACTTTTGTCTTTGCTTATTAAACACACCAACTTCATCTCCTCTTGCTTTCAACAATGCAATCTCTCGGTCAAGTTGCTCATTGGCTTTTGCAGTTGTCTTATTCAACTTCTCCAATGCCCTATCTTCGGCAGATGTGATTCCAACCCAATCGGTAAACTGCTGAACCAATCCACCAACAAACTTTGCCATTGATGAAAGACCGGGAATCAAAGACATCACTGCTTTCTTCAGTGTGTCAAAGTTGGTGATAACCAATGTCAACACAATACCAATTCCCCCCAATGCAAGAGTTGAAATCCTGCCCAATGATTGAAATGCTTGAGTTACCCCACCTTTGATGTTTTTTGCGATTGCACCAAACTGCTGTTGTACCTTTCCAAGACCTTCAAGACCTTCAGCCAATGCCATCGCACCTTGCAGTTTGACCATTGTCTTTTGCAAATCCTCGCTTTCATTTCCAAACAACGCCATTGCCCCTTGTGCTGCTTGGAATCCACGAGCAACGCCTGAAACAACTGTGTTCAATTGGGCAAACTTATCGGGATTGACCGCTTTCACACGATCATTGAAATCATCCATCCTATCCCTTGCTTGTGCAAGTGCTTGTTCAGCTCTTACGGCTTCGGGTGAGAACTCACCAAACTGCATCACCGCCTGTTGAGCTGCGACTGTAAGTTCTCTAATCTCCGCCTTCATTGATTTGAAGTCGGGCTTTTTGACGGTTAAGTCAATCGTTGCGTTTAGTGCCATTATTTTTCTGCTGTTATAAAGTAATCCACCCCATCTGTTTCAAAGATGTGTGATGCCCAATGTTGATTGATTGAATGTGTATCCGCACCGTCAATCTTTGCCGTTCCAGTTGTATCAACGGTGATGGTATGTGCGGAAGTTAATTTTTTCACTACAAATTGTTTCCCGCTTAAACCCGTTGGATCAGGCAAGGTGATTGTCTTGTTTCCACTTGTGGTATTAACCAAAAACAATCTATCATCTTTTGTTGCCGTTGTGTTTGCCGTTACGGTCTTGACCGAACCTCCACTCAAAAAAGATGGATACATCTCGTAATTCCCGATGTAGAGTGTATCAGGTTTGGTAGGTTCAAAATCATTTGAAACAAGAACAACCGACCCATCAACCCCATTAGGATAATGAATGTTTGTTGATCCAAATCCACTATTGTTAATGCCGTTTCCGCTAAAGTTTTCACCAACAAAAACACCACTTCCTTCGCTTGTTCCAACGCTGACCCCTTTAATACCAGGTTTGATTGGAAATTGACCACCGGGATACACATCACCATAGACATCGGTGTGAGCCCCTTGAGCAGTTCCAGCACCCATTTTTTTTATCGTGATTGCCGCTGGTGGAATGAATTGAGCCAAAAGGAATTCACACTCATAAACACCTTCTTCAACCGGATTGTAATCGTTGACCTTGTTTAACCTCCAGTATTGTCCTTCAAAGAAATACAAATTGCTGAATCGCAAGTTGAACCAATCCGATGGGGTGATTCTGAAGTAAGCTCGTACAATCTTGGAGTTCTTATTGGTTATCTCGGTGATGAATCGGTAGTAGTAGTTAGTGACAAGGTTTGAATTGGTGTAATTGTATCCTGCACCGATACCCACTTCTCTGGGCATTCCAAACAAAAGGTCAATTGTAGGGTTTGAAAGTGAATCATAATGAATTGTCAAGGGAATTGCTGTCTTCACTCTCTGCGCACTCAAGGAAAAAGTACGAGCAAATGATGGAAGGAATCGCACACTTACACCATTTGTCAAACCACCGTAGTACAATACCCTCAAATCTCCATCATCTTTGCCCTCAACCGCTGACAACACAAGATTCTTTTGTCCAATGTCGTAGTTCCTGATTTGCGTAGGTACAAAAACAATCTCAATTTTCTTTTCACTTTTGACAAAATCGTTGTCTACCTGATAGGTTCTTTGTCCGTAGGTGGTTTGATAGTTCT